CACCACAAGTCAATTTTTATCATCTTGTGGTGTGCCACAACCCCAAGAGATAGAAGTTCCCCCAGTATGCCAATCCCTTATAGATAGGATTGATACACTCGGTCATAAAGTTAGCGAATTATAGGGTAGATAGGGGGTTCTTAGGGGGGAAGGAGGGGTAAACACAGTAAAATACAAGTAAAATCATTTACTTTATGGTATGGAATTACTTGTTTCAGAATTATATATCCTGGCTGCTGTTGTATGTGGAGGCATTACCAGTATTGTTTATGCTCGGAACAGGTATGGTAATACTGAAATTAATACTAAACTCAAAAACCGTTATAATGAATACATTGCAGAGCTTGAACATGAAAACAAAAAACTCAAAGGCCAGGTCAACAGAGCAAAACAACCCGTTACAATACCCGAAGAATTAGCCATTGAAAGCCCTATTGCTGCACTGAGTGAGATTGTGGACTCTATCCCACAATTAAAGCCATATCGCCATTTACTAAAAAGTAAAAAGGCAGTAGATTTTGTATCTAATTATGTACAGCAAAACCCAGATGCAGTTAAAGACATTATCTCAAAATTTACTAAACAACCAAGCACAAAGGGAGCTGCTCAGCAGACCGCAGCAATGGAATCAACCCTGTAAAACTTGTGAAGATACAGAAACAGGTAAACCAACAGGCTTAGTGTATACAAATGATATTACTTCTTCCGGTGTTGAAAAGTTTAGTCTTATGGATTGTCCAACGTGTAAAGGTGAGAAAGTAGTCTATGGTTAAAAAATCCACTTTAGCATTAATCGGGATAGGCTTAGTAGGCATATCATTACTAGCCGCCAGGCCTAAAGTAATCACTAGAACAGAACCTGAACCCATACCTATTCCAGTTCCAGAACCCGTTATTATTCCGCAATTTTTAGAAACGCCATTAAATTTACAAAATGCCTTAGATAGAGTTAAAGAAGAATACGATAATATCTATACTAAAGTTACTGAAAGAGTTAGAAATGATAAAAGAGTATGGGCTAGCCCAAATAGATCATATTGGACTAAAACCTTTGAAAACGTTACAACGGAAATTAAATTATAACGAATATCGACACCTTTTTAACTATATACGCATAGGTTTCTTATGGTAGTTCTAGGGAAAATTATACCAATCGCCTTAGCAGGCTTAGCCATATTCTTTCTTGGAAATGCCATAGCTCGTCCCGCTCAAGCTCGCTTGACTGGTGCAGCACTAACAGAAACTGGTGTCGGTTTAGGTTCGTCATTGTCCTCAATCGGTTCCGGTCTAGGTTCACTATTGGGAAATGTCGGGACAGGCTCCGCCCAACTGTTAAACCCGCTTTTCTCATTAAAGACATTAATTTACGGTGATGCAGCATCACAATCTGATAATCAAGTTAATCAAATAGCTAACGCTTCAAATTATACCATAGACATTCCAACACCAAACACCGCTAGTTCCAGTCCGGCAGTTAGTCCAGAATCAGCGCCAGAAACAAGACAATCTGTTATAACATTCCCTTCTGGCGCCAGAACCACTTACCCACTTAGCCAGGCTGCAATAGATTATTACAGAAATATAGGAGTGGACATTTCCTAATGGCAAAACGTAGAACAGCAAAACAAAAAGCAGCTACTCGTAAACTGGTAGCCCTCAATAGACGTAGAAAACGCTCTACACGCAAAGGCGGTGTACGAAAAACAGCAAGGCGCGCCTATATGGGTATACGAAAAACAACACGCAAAAGACGAAAAACGGCAACTATAAAAAGACGTAAGCCAAGAAGAAATATGCGAGGATTAAAATCCATAACAAGCGGTTCAACCGTTAAAAAAGTCGCTTTAGGTTTAGGCGGTGCAGCAATGGCAACAGCAGTCATTAGTGCAGTAGCACCTCAATTTTCCAGAGTAGCAGCACCCGCAGGTGCATACTTCTTAGGAGGAATTGAAGGTGTTATTGGAAATTTTGCATTCGACTTCCTAAAAGGCAGAACAGGCGGAGGAACAGCAGCTAACGCATCACCCGCAATGGAGGTTCTATAATTTGGCAGTCCCAATAATGAGAAGATACACCTTTGCAAACGCAGCAGCAGCACTCAACGTCTTTGAGTTAGCTACAGATGATGTCACAGGCTTATCCGTTCAGCAATTGAACAAAGATAATGCCATCATTGATTTTGTCTCAGCACCAGACCCTGCAGCAGGCCTTACTTATCAAGCAAGACTGTTGATCAATAACTTAGAAGCAGGCCCGACATTCTTTAGTGACAACTCTAGTGCAGCAAGTGCTGGGCGTACAGTTCCAGGCCCGCTACCAATAGCAGTAGGCGGTGCCAGTGGAGGCAAGCAAGTATCTTACAATGTAGCACAAGGCGCAGGCGCTGTTGGCGCATACTCATTTATCGTCAAATATAGCAATCTATTTTAGGTGATCAAACAATGCCTTCGGTAATACAGGGATTTGAGGTTTTAACTAAACCAAAAGATACCAGTGCCGAGTCATTCCCCGTTTTTATTCAAGTCCCTGCCGGAACCACACGCATTATTAATTTCCCGACAGAATTTAACGCAATAGCCATTTCATGCTTAATAGAAAACCAAGACGGTGCTAATGCTGCCTCATTCATGTTAAACAGTTCCACTAATACACCAATCAACCTGGCCGCATCTTCATTTCGTTCTTTTGATAGTATGAATATTGTATCTGTCACAGTCACAGCTGGTGCAGCGGGTGTGTGTGATATATTCGCACAGGTCACACCTAATCCAGTATTCCAAGCACAAAAATCGCCAGGCTCACCAGAGGGTAAACTCTGATGGGATTCGGTGGCGGTGGCGGTTCAGGGACTGGAGTCTCTGCACATATCCATAGCACATCTGTGGGTGAAGGTGGTGCTTTGAAACTTGACGGCAGCACCACAAGCGGAACAGCAATAAATATTGCCAGTGCAGATTATCCAATTGAGGTGTTAATGTGACAGATTTAGTTTTAATCGGTGATAATGCAAAAGTAATCAAAAGTGCCACATCTAGACCCGTGACACTATACAAAGAAGATGATAACAGCGGATTAAAACAAATATTTGAAAAGGGAGTCCAGTATGAAGTACCTGCCGGAAAGGAATTACTTATTACATCAATGACTTGTCTATCAGGCAATGCAACATCATACTTGCAATGCTCTTTAGTTGATGCCGTAGATGTACATATTTGGTGGCAATTAAATCAGGGTGATGATCCGGTATCATCAATCGTTATTCCAATAAATGATATATTTACAGCAGGTCAACAACCAAAAGTTAATTCTAATCATAACGGTTTATCTATGATATTAAAGGGGGTAGAATATGATGTCTAATAGTTTATGTGTTTATTGTAAACAAGCTTTAAGTGAACATACATTTGAAGAATTACAAAAATGTCACTTATGCACTCAATTGGAGTTTAAAGAATAAGGAGGTGTAATCGAATGGAATCTGATATCGGAATTATAGGAGTAATTTTAGCAGCAATTATAACACCAATTAGCACTATTGCTATGCTAAAAGTTCACAATGCTAACAAATGATTGAATATACAATCGCATTAAGCCTGGCCATACTAGGTTTAACCATTCACAATATGCGGTGTATTCACAGAGTGGAAAAAGAGGTGTTGCGGTTTATGTACAGTAATAAAGAACCGCACGACTTAAACGATAAGTGAAAGTATTAGATTTGTTTTGTGGTGTGGGCGGTTGGTCTAAAGCCTTTGCAGAGGCAGGGCATGAATGCACCGGTATCGATTTACATAATTTGGGTTATCCTTACAAATTTATCAAAGCCGATTTGTTTGACTGGGAACCCGAAGAGCATTACGACATTATCCTAGCAAGTCCTCCCTGTGCTGAATTTAGCATTGCTAAAAAATGGGCGTGGGGAACCCAAGACGAGAGAATCGGATTAGATTTAGTTTATAGGACTTTTTACTTGATACAAAAAATCAAGCCTCAATTTTGGGCTTTAGAAAATGTAAGAGGCCTGGCGGAATTTTTACCGCCTCCTAATAACATTTTGAAATATAACACGCATAAAGACGGCAAAGCTGCGTATGTATGGACTAATTTAGGAAAATTGGGCTATTTTCCCTATCAAATTAATTATCAATCACGCAAAGAGCATAAAAAAACCATAAACGGAAAAAAGCACCGTTTTAGATATGGAAAGGAAATAAAGAAAAAAGAGAGGGGAAAGATCCCTTATTCTGTCTCTTGGCATCTTTTGCAAGCGATAGATTTTCTTACTATTGACCCGCAATCTGTGCAATACCATTGCAGACGGCAAGCTTGAACCAAGCCCTTCAGACTCATTTGAAAAGCCTCCGATAAACTCGCTCCAAGTCATCATTCATAGTCACGTATGACATATCAAACGTGTCTATGTGATATTCTTCTAACAGTTGGCGAATAGCCACTTCTGACATTCCATCATCTTTTCTTGCCTGGCCAAACTTTAGAAGTGCATCTCTTCGTGCTTGTGGTGCTGTACTGTTCACAAAATAAGTAAAAAAATATAATTAATTAAAAGTTTTGTCGAGGAAATTTACACCACAAGTCAATTTTTATCATCTTGTGGTGTGCCACAACCCCAAGAGATAGAAGTTCCCCCAGTATGCCAATCCCTTATAGATAGGATTGATACACTCGGTCATAAAGTTAGCGAATTATA